AAAAATTAGCTCTAGAAAACTCTAACCGGTCAACAAGCTTAATCATGTTACCTTCATGGTCAACAGCTACGTAACCTTCAGGTTGAGTTACTTTAAGGGTGCCATCCGGCTGGGCTAAAAACTGACGAGAGTTAATAGCGTTGTTATATTTTTCTATAAAAATCTTTTTAATTTCGGCAAGTAACTTTGAGACAAAGAATATATTTACTAAAGTCATTTTATTGGTCTGTAAATATTCTGTGTTTTTAGCTTTTGATTCTATCTTCTTCTGACGACCAGCTTCAGTTTTTAGTTTTTCAATCTGTTTATCAAAACTACTATCAACCCATTGAACAAACTCTTCAAAATTCTTATCTGGGTCGTCTACAAATCTACCTTGACGGATTAAAGTGTTTATAAATGTATTGAGATTTGCGTAAGTGGTAGGGGTAAGGGATAACCAATCAATAACACCTCCAGCTTTTTGCACCTTATCAAGATTTGTTCTAATAAGCTCTTCTTCTTGGTTAGTTAAAGTGGCCATACCTGACATGTCTTTAAACTTCGCATCATCGACAAATACTTCAGGTATTAAATTAAACTCTTTAACTGATACATCAGGTGTTTTTGACGTTTCTTTACCTACCCCTCCAGTATATTTGGTATGAAATACAATACCGATTTGCGCATTACGTACTTTTTGCCCTAAAGGTGAATTAGCTTCTACAGCATAAGTGATTGTATTAGGTTTAAAGGTTAAAAGTTTTTGACCTTCATATTCAATTTCTTGAATATCGGATTTACTAAACATAAAGTCTCCTTGATAGTAATTTTGTTTAATAACGTTAGGAAGATACAAAAAAGCTAATTTAAGTTTTTCTACTAAACCCGGTGCATGACCAAAATTTTGAACAATTTCTTGTACAGAATAACTTGCTTTGTCAGGGTTTTTAGTAGATACAAAGAACTTACCGTTTTCTGGGTTATAACCTGCTAAAACTGCGGGAGCCCCATCAAATTTAACCGTAGTAAAAAGTTTAGAATCTATATTACCTTCAAATATGTTAGTTAATTCGTTAATAAATCTAATAGCAACATCTAAACCTTGTTTTTGCCCAACAAGTACTAATTCTTCTAAATGAGTAAGATGAAAGTTAATACCTTTTGATTCTTGTTCTACTACAAGAGGTTGAGGTTTACTGGTATTTTCCCAAAAAAAGCTATTGAAAGCTCGTTCTATCATAACGCTGTATTATTTAAGCGTTAAGAGATAGCGTAATTTATTAATAACAGCAAGAATCTCGTCTCTGATGGCAAGGCAATCAACGTCTTTAACCGGGTCATGCATTTCATTAAATGATCCAGTAAGATATTCGTTTAATTGAAGTAAGATATCTTCAAGATCGATTTCTTCTTGGTTAACTAAGCCTAAATCAATTGGAGTCTCGAATACAAGTCTGCCATACTTACCCTGATGCACCTCAACTAAATTGTCTATTAAATCGTCTAGATCTTCATAGGTCTTACCAAGAGCATTATGAGCAGCGTAAGAAAGAGTTTGCCAGTGAAGAATTCTTAACTGATTCTGAATTTTAAGTAAATTGACAATTACTTTGTCCATTAGACAGCTTTTGTCTGAGCACTAACCCCGTTTTGCGGGTGAGTTACCCCTTGCATAATTGTAGCAAGAACTTCTTTAATTTTATTAGGGTCATTTATCTTTGCCAATTGATCAGCTAGCTTCTCAACCTCTTGTTGTTGTGTGGTGTTGAGAGCAGGTTTTTGTTGTGCTGTATTTGGCTGAACCCCGGCTGCTTGTTGTTGCTGTTGAGGTGTAACAGGAAGAGCTTCTTCTATTTTCTTTAAAACGGCATCAAATTTACTCATATGTATTATTTAATCAGGAACAGTTAATTTCGGAGTGTATTTGGCGAAGGGCTTACAATTCTTTATCATTAATTAGGGGTGCCCTTAGATAAATCAACTGTGCCTAATGAAAAAGTTTTAGATTTTTTATTTTTCTTTTGAAAATTTACTAGAGCATTTTTATTTAAAAACTTTTCTAGCTTTGAACTCACGAGTTTACTACTAGATAGTATTCTCTGTATAGCGTATTCTGTATCCGGTGAATCAAATTGACGGACTTTAACCCAGGGTACAGGTAATACTTTAAGAATACTCTGTAAATGTTTATCTGTAAACCCTACTTCCTTAGGTAAGGGGTACACGACAAGAGCTTTAGGATACTTAGAATTACATTTCTGATACCCGTAACAAAACTTTTCAAGACAGTAATGATAAAAGAACTTTTGAATGTCTTTTGATTTAAAATTATAAGGGATTTTATACTTCTTACAAAACCCGTATGACTCTTTGAGAGCTTCTACAAAGTAGGGATAAAAATCTATACCACAAACACGGGACCTCGGGTATTCTTTAAAATGCATTATTGTAATAATGCTTGAACTTGCTCTAGACTCAAGCCTTCTTTTAGAGCTTGGTCAGTTGTTTTATGAAGATCGGCAATAATATCATTAATCTTTTGCTCACACTCTAAAACTTTTTTATGATTGTCTTTATTATAATTAAGTTTAGAAGCTGATTCAAGAATTGCTGTTTGATTTATGAGATCTAATTTAGGTCCAAGGTATTTTTTAATTTTAAGAATTGTTTTTGTCTCTGCAGAGTAAGCAGCTTGTTCTTGTTCTGTGACTGGTTCTTTAATTTTATCGCCATTAGCATTTATAATACCGAGCTTGTAGGCTTCAAAGTCTGTAAAGTTTTTATTGAGCTGATTTGTTAAAAATTTATTTTTTAAAGATTCGTTAAACATTTTATTGTAATCAATACCATGGAGGTGGATATCAGAAAACGGATTTAACTTACAACCTCTACCATACCCCATAGAGCCACAATATGAACATCTTTTTGAATCATCTGGATGAAAATGTACGCCTTTAGGAGCGTACTTACACCCCTTACCATATGATGTTGAATTACAATACATACATCTAGAAACAGGCTTAAAAGCAGAAGCTTTCTTTTCGTCGATCAATTCCATTATGTATTATTTAAGAGACTCTTAGGAGGAGTCCCGATACGAACATTAATAATTCCGTTGTAATAGTCATCTCTTCGAAGAACGTCGCGGGATATTTGTTCTTTAATTTCCTCGTATCCGAGTTCCCATTTAGAACCACAAACTTTTAGGATACGAAATTCGAAGTTTTCTTTACCGTGTTTTTGAATATCTTCGTTTAGCTCGTTGGAAGATGAAGTATATGTCTTCCAATCAGATTCTCTATGATCAATTCTATTACGAGTCTTACCTTTAAGAGGTTTACGTTTAATTTTGCGGATACACTGCTTTTTACCGATATACTTTTTGCCATTAACCTTATTAGTTATCAGATAAATGAAGCCAAACATGTCTTCATGTACGCAAACGTTTTCGTTAATAAGCCAGTGACCAGTATCCATAAAGGAAGATTAGCGTTTCTTTTTACGCTTTTTCTTGCCTTTAATTAATCCTCTGCGAGTCATTACACCACCCTTACCGTATATTGAATAAGGAATTCTTGTATCCCCGGTAGCATAGGTATCTCCGGAAAACTGAGAAGTGCCTCCTGCTGGTGAACCCAAAGCTGATGCTACTGTGTTTTGTTCGTTCAAAACGTCTAATATTATTTGTTCTAAATTAATCATTTTACTTTAACGCATTTATTTACTCTGGTACCGTCTTTAAGCTTAGTACCAGCTTTACGATAGCCTTTCCAGCATTTTGGATCCAATCTACGCTTTTCTTCTTTTTCTGCTAAAAATTGCTTAAAGGATTGCATATATATTATTTAAGTTGTTTCCTACTTAAAAGAAGCTATTATAAGAGTTACTAATTATGGAAGACCAAAAACAATCTCCGATTTTGTTAATTGAAAGATATAACGAAGAGATCAAAAAATACGTTACTGTAGATGAGTTTAATATGAAGCAGGTTCAAATGGATCTGCCAGCTTCTCGTCACTACTGGGTAGGTCGTTTAATGTTTCATAAACAAGAAATTTTAAAGCTTAAAAAGCTTAGAAAAGAAGCTCAGAAGAAAATTGCCGATAAACTTGAGCATGAATCGCCCGTCGGACTTAACCCTAAAACACTAGAACAAGCCCAACAGAACCACCCTCTTATTGCTAAGATTGATGGGGAGATTGCTGAGCACGAACTCGTTGTTGAGTACCTTGGTAAAATTGAAGCTAATTTTAGATCTATTTCGTTTGACATTAAGAATCTTATAGAGATTGTCAAACTTGAAACCACATAATGGTAAATGTAACATTTGATTATGATACTTCTCGCAAAAAAGGCATAATAGTTTCAGACTATCTTCCTAATATTCGAGAACACTTTTCGGTTGAAGACAAACAACAAGTCTTCAAACGCCGTTATGCTATTGGTTATAGACCTCAAACAAGACAGTATGCTATAACACCTCAAGGTAGATTTGAACCGAGATTATTATTTTCGATTCTAGAATTTTTACAAACTCAAGACATTCAGTTTAATGTAGAACTAACTGATAAGTTTAGAGATGTAATAGCTATACCTACTTTAAAAGAAGAGCTTGTAAAACTAAACTTAGACCCAAGAGACTATCAAGAAGAGTCGGTCTTAGCGGCTATTAAAAATAAGTCTGGTGTAATTGTGTTACCAACTTCAGCAGGTAAGACGTTAGTCATTGCTTTGCTAGTTAAATCTATTCAGGCTCAGCACGATTGTAAGACACTAATCCTTGTGCCTGATATTCAACTTGTAGCCCAAACTTATTCTGATTTTCTTGAGTACGGAATAACTGAAGAAGAAATTACAAAGTGGACTGGTTCAATCGAGCCGAATAAGAATGCTAAGATAGTAATTTCTAATGCACAGATTTTACTTTCAGAAAAACAAGACCTATCTTTGTTAAAAGATATAAAATTACTTGTTATAGATGAAGTACACAAAATTCGTTATGGAAACAAAATTAATAAAGTGGTGGAGCAAATTCCTGCACTATTTCGCTACGGACTTACAGGAACTCTGCCAGACAATAAAATCGACCAATGGAACATATTCGGAAAAATAGGTAGAGTAATTTACTTTAAACAATCTGCAGACCTTAGAGAACAGAAGTATATATCACAAGTTCACGTTGCCGCTTTAAAGCTAAATTATAGTAATGTACCTCAATTCACTATTCCTTCGATGCATAACCCTACAGCAGGTTATGAAGAAGAAATAACCTGGCTACAAACAAATAATTTTAGAAACGATATTATTACTAAACTCGTTAATAAACAAGATAAAAATACCCTTATAATGGTAGACCGAATTGCCCACGGGGAAGAACTGTTAAGAGTACTTCAAGAAAATACTAATAAAGCAGTTCATTTTGTTCATGGCGCAGTTGAGATTGAAGAGCGCGAAATGATTCGTAAATTAATGGAAGAACAAGACAATGTAGCTTGTATTGCTATTTCAAAGATTTTCTCAACCGGTATTAATATTAAAAATCTCCATAACATTATTTTTGCTGCTATTGGAAAAGCCCGGATTAAAATTATTCAGTCAATTGGTAGAAGTTTAAGAAAACATGCTAGTAAAAAACGCGCCACTATTTTTGATATTTGGGATAACTTAAGATACGGAAACAAGCACGTTGTAGAGCGCCTTGCTCTATACGATCGGGAACAAATATCCTACTCAGTTACGGAATTACATGAGAGTTGATTTATTGATAAGTTGTTATATACTTCTATATTATGCCTAGACGCAGAAAAATTAAAGACGAAGATTTTAAAAATGACCCTAATTCTGAAGAGGATTTTGCTTCATTATGGGATTCTGAACCTAAGGTAAAGAAAAAACGTGTTCGTAGAACT